GGAATAAAAAAATGTCCAACCTTGGACATATTGAATATATGACCATGTTTTTTTAGGGGGTATATGCTCCGCCCATTGCATTGAGGGGGGTATGGTAAAAACCGTATATTCTTGACACATTAAATATATAAACTGATCTGATAACAGTTAGAATATATAGCTAAGTTATTGATATATAAGGATTTTATAGATTAATGGTGAATTGTTTCTGGTTTTATGCTTTCACCATGTCAAAAATCACAAGACTAAGGGTGTTTTTTTGTTATTTATAAGGTATCGGGCAAGGGCCACCCCCCGTACCTACGTACGTATATACACACACATACACAGATCAGGATTTTGAAGTGTTAACCACACGACTAACTGACAACATATATAGTGCCTATCACACATAATACTGTGATAAATATGTCACACACATAAATAAAATACGTGCTATCACATAAACTGTATTGACATACTATCACGAATCGAGTATAATTATATATAACAAAACATAACACTATAAGTGATTCAGTATACTGCTTTATACAGCTTAATAAAATAACACTTAGCTAATACACTTATAATGTTATTAGACATTTTCTTGTTAAAGGCATTTAACTGTAACAGTATAACTGCTCTTTAGTTTAGAATAAATATCACGTACTTGTACATTTAGATGTACGGTATAAATAATTTCTTGACAATGTATAAAAAATCAGTAAAACTATACACAGACAATGTTATAGAAGCATTCTACGATAGCATTCGTAACTATTCATTGGATCGTTTACATATTCCTCATAGCGATGTATTCTATGTACGTAATGCTTTGCGTGCTAGATACGGTCGTAAGTTTTCTTTACGTGAAGTAGAAAGTGCCATGAAACTGGAGGGTTGGTCAGATAAAGGCGATTAGGTAAATGGCTAAATTTATAATCATTATTGTAATGTTTTTTCCAAACTTTGAAGATTATTTAGGTGGTAATATATTTATCGTCAGTCACAAGCATGATAAAGAATTAGTATTTAAAACTCAGGTAGAATGTTTTGAATACGTTACGGAAAATATTAGTGACCTACTATTGTTTGGTAAAGAAACTTATAGTAATATAGAGGGTGCAGAAGTAAGTGAGTTTCTTTGTGTAACTAAAAAAGACTCTGAAGAATTTAAAAAAATAGAGAAAGAGGATAAAGAAAAGGATAAGGGTCTTGATACATGATAAGTTTGAAAAGAGTAAATGATAGATACATTGTGTATGATGATGACCATGTTGTGATTGTTACAACGTATCGTAATATCGCAGAAGAGATGATGGCACGTAGAATACAGGCGAGAAAGAATAATGGCTCTAAGTGAATCTGAAAAGAATAAGCTAAAACGATATGGCTTATCAGGTTTAAACAAGCCCAAGCGCACTCCAGACCACGCAACAAAGAAGGGTATCGTAGCGGTACGTGACGGAGAGAAAATAAAGATTATTCGTTTTGGTGATCAGAAGATGGGTCACAATTATTCTAAAGAAGCACGTAAATCTTTTAAATCAAGACACGGAAAAAATATAGCAAAAGGAAAAACATCAGCAGCTTTCTGGGCAAATAAATTGTTTTGGGCTGGATCTGGTGGATCAAAGAAGATGCCCCCTAAAAGTCAAAAAGTTGTTAAGGGCATTAAACGTAGAAGTAAATAATGACTGAGCCAGTATATCAATCTATAATGGCTGGCAGTCTACAACCAGTAGAAGTACATAAGCAGTATATGGTAAAGGGTGGCGGTGATGATATTACCTATGTCACTCGTAAGTATGAAATAGATGGTCCTGTTGTGAGGGTATCCGAATCGTCTGTTACGTTGTACGATAGATACGGGCAGACATATGAGGTAGGTAAGCCATCTCACACTAAAGAAATTTTTGTATAACTAGAAAAGGAATATGTAAGATGGCTAAACGGGGAAGCATGAGTGCTGCTATTAAAGCTATTAAAGGCACTCCCGGTGAAGAAAGAGCAGTTAGAGCAGGAGTCAAAGCCGCTAAAGAAGCACTTGAAGATGGTAAGACGCAAGCTCAAGCAAAGAAGATTGGCGCAGAAGCTACTGAAAAAAGACTAGGTGAAAATCGTAAAAGAGCAGGTAAAGAATTATTGAACCTTGCTGTAACGGCAGCACCCGGAGGTTTGTTAGCATTAGCAGGGCGTACAGCACTAAAAACAACAGCTAAAGAAGCAATTAAAAAAGCTAAAACAAAAAGAAAGCAATCGGATGCTGCTGCTAAAACAAATAAGATGAGAAAAGAAAAGAGAGATGCTGCTGAACCAACTCGTGGTAAAAAAACTCTTGAAGCAGTCGAAAAAGGTAAAGCGGATAAGAAAGCTGCACCTGCTAGAGAAGCTGCTAAAAAAGAAAGGCGTAGGGCTGCAACTGCTTCAGTAGCAGGAATGGGAATTGGTGCAGGTATTCTTGCTGGTATGTCTGCTTTACCTGATAGAAAGAAAAAACAAGCCCAAGCGGAAGAAGCACCTACTAGAACTCGCACACCCCCTAAATCTGAAATAGATTTCGCAGAAGAAGCACCTACTAGAACTCGCACACCTTCTGGTAGAACGGCACGTATTAAACGTGGTGATACTCTATCTGCCATAGCACGTAAGGCAGGAGTTAGCTTAAAAGAACTTATGGCAGCTAACCCTAGCATTAAAGACGCTAACAAGATTCGTGTTGGTCAAAGTATTAAAATTCCATCTAAGAGTGGTAGAGGAACATACGAAGGTATGTCTCGTTCTGAAATGAGAGCTATATCTAGGGACCGTGAGGACCAAGGTGATACGCCCTTCCAAAAAGGTGGTATGGTTAAAAAGAAAAATTTTGGGTCAATGGACTTTCGTAAAGGCGGTATGGTCCTTAACGTAACAGACAATAGGAGAAAGTCCCGTGGCTAAACATAGCAAGAAAAAAGGTAAAAACAAAAAGGATATGGTCACGGTTGTGTCTATTGGTGTGAGTGCTATACCAAAAAAAGAATTAAAAAAGAAAATGAAGGAAGCCAAAATCAAAGCCAAAAAAGCTAATATGATGGGCGGTGGTATGGCTAATGGTAAAATGCATAACTACGCTACAGGGGGAATGGTGATGGACAAGCTTAACCCCGGACTTAAAGCATTAGCTAAAGAACGCCCAGACGTAGTAAAGAATATTTTAAAGAAATCATAATTTGCATCCAATAGAAATTGATATACGTGCTTGGTCAGAGGAGTTTCTTGAAAAGCCAAGTGATAAACTAGGGGGATTGCCCCCATGTCCATACGCTAGAAAAGCGTGGCTAAATAATAGAGTACACTTCTCTATTCACGAAAGCTTTGACAGCCTTTTTAACGTAGTATATAATTATACACAAGATACATCTATTTGTGACGTACTAATCTGGGCAAGTTATGAAATACCTGATCAGCCATACTTTGAAGGAGTTGTTGACGGTATCAATGAAACATTTTCTTTATTAAAAAAGGATGTGTACCTTATGGGTTTTCATCCTGACTTTGACGCTGAAGATGCTGACTTTGATTTGTTATCGTCTTACCAGTTTCAAGGCGAAGAAGAAAAAGAGTACGTTATGGTATTCTTGCAGCCGTTATCAAAATTAGATGACGCATCATTAGAGTTAGAGAAAACAGATTATTATAAAAGTTTTCCTGACCATATATATAACAGCCTAATTCTAGATAGAAGGAGATTACGTAATGGCTATGAATCGTAAAAAAACAATGCGTGGTGGAAAAAAGAAAATGATGAGAGGTGGCGGCATGGCTACCGTGAAAAAAATGCGGGGCGGTGGTATGGCTAAAAAGAAGATGATGCGTGGTGGCGGCATGGCTAAAAAGAAGATGATGCGTGGCGGTGGAATGGTTAAGAAAAAATAACTATGCCAAAAAATCATGCGATTGGATTGAGTAACTATGAATCTAAAAAACGTATTAGACGTAAAGGTCGTCACAAGAAAAATGTTAACAAAAGCAAAAAAGTTAAGCAACATTTTTGTTAAATACTACGCTTGTGTTTTGTTGTGGCTAAGTAAATTGTTTACATGTAAACGATGTATCTTTTGTGCATTTGGTAAGTGGATTCATAAGAGGCATGTAAAAGCATCGAACTACCTAAGAAAATAATATGCCTGATTTAGATACAGCTAAGTTTACAACAGAAAGCGTTACAGTTACAAGTACAAGTGCTGATGCTTCTGCTGATGTAGTGTATACTGTGCCAGATAATCACAGTGCTTTAATAAAGTTTTTGCATTTGAGTAATGGCACAGCTTCAGCAAAAAAAGCATATGTTCAGTTTTATCAGAATGACTCCACCTCTTATAAGTATTTAGCTAATGGGCTTTCTATATCAGCTAATAGTGTAATTAATTTAATAAGTAGTGGTGAATTTTTACTACATCAAAAAGATAAAATTGTTTGTTTCATGGAAGCTGGTATGACATTGAATGTAACAGTGTCATCAAGAGAATATTTTGATCCTGTTAGACAGTAAAGGAAAACGAAAATGCCTCTGACATCAAAAGGAAAAAAGATTAAAAAAGCTATGACTAGTCGTTATGGTTCTAAAAAAGGCAAAGAGGTGTTTTATGCGTCAGCAAACAAAGGGACGATTAAGGGAGTCTCGAAAGGAAAAAGCTACTCGAAAGGCGGCACGGCTACAAAAACTAGCAAATCGAAGAAGCCTAAAACGAAGAGCAAAAGTAGAGTTAATGAGGCTGGCAACTACACTAAGCCAGAAATGAGAAAGAGATTATTTAACAAAATAAAAGCAGGATCTCGCGGCGGAAATCCGGGTCAATGGAGTGCGAGAAAAGCTCAATTGCTGGCTTCAGAATATAAAAAGAAAGGTGGCGGCTACAGGAGCTAGTATAGTTCTGATAACTGTGTGCCTAAACTAATTTACCCCTAAAATAAGGTATGCATATAATGTTAGCTGAAATTGCAGCTTGCAATGCAGCTTTCGGCGTTATCAAGCAAGTTGTTTCCAACGGACAAGACTTGTTAAGTGCTGGAAAGGCTATTGCTAAATTTGTAAGTGGAAAAGAAGAACTACAACGTCAGGTTGCTGGTAAGGATAAATCAAAAGCAAATCAGTCTGATCTTGAAGCTTTTCTTGCTTTAGAAAAAATAAGAGAACAAGAATCCGAATTAAAGCAAATGATGATCTACTTAGGTAGACCGGGACTGTGGACAGATTATCAAAAGTATTGTGCTGAAGCTAGAAGAGCTAGGCGGCAATCAGAAAAAGAAGCGGTAGCTAAACGTGAGAAAATAGTATATCGTTCAATAGTAGGAGGTTTAATTAGTTTTTTTGTACTATTAATAACTGGTATTATAGTGTTAGTATATATGGCGGCGCAAGGAAAGTTATGAGTCTTAAAAAATCACAAAAGAGTTTAAAGTCTTGGACAAAACAAAAGTGGCGTACTAAGTCAGGTAAACCTTCCTTGAAAACTGGCGAAAGATATTTGCCTGAAAAGGCAATCAAAGCATTATCCCCTAGTCAATACGCTTCAACTTCTAGAGCTAAACGAAAGGGTATGAGACAGGGTAAGCAGTTCGTTAAACAACCAAAGAGTGTTGCAAAGCGAACTGCTAAATTTAGAAGGGGCATGGCATAATGTTAGGACTAGCTGAAAGTGTAGTAGGTGTAGCTGGTAAGGTTCTCGATAAGTTTGTTGAGGATAAAGATCTTAAAACAAAATTGGAAGCAGAACTAAAACAGCAGATGATTAGTCTTGATCTTGCTCAAGCACAAGCAAATATAGAACAAGCTAGACATCCTTCTATTTTTGTTGCCGGAGCTAGACCTGCCATCATGTGGATATGTGCTGTGGCTCTTGGATGGCAGTTTATACTGGCTCCTATATCATCGTGGATTATTATAACTTGGTATCCTACGATAACACTACCTGTGTTACAGACAGGGGAGTTGACAAGTTTAGTTCTTGCACTTCTTGGTCTTGGTGGCATGAGAACTGCTGAGAAGTGGAAGGGCGTTGAAAGAAACAATATGAAACGATAGGAATTTTTTATGGCTGCACAAAAAATACTTGAGTGGAAATTACTTCCTAGATTTATGATGTTTGTAATGACAATTATGAGTTGGCGTGTCGTAGAATGGTTTATGACATTACCTGCACCTACACCGTCACAAGCTGGACTTGTTAGTGTAGTAACAGGTGCAATGACAGGGGCGTTTGCTGTTTGGGTAAACCATGAAGGCAGACATCCTCCACAGCCTACATCTTCAATAAAGGTAACTAACAAAAAATGAAATATAACACAATAGAGTTAGTAGAAGAATTAAAAAGATCAGAGGGTGTTGTTCTAACTGTATACAAGGATAGTTTAGGTATTGACACGATTGGAATAGGGCGTAATCTAAAAGATCGTGGAATATCAGATGAAGAGTTTGATATGCTGCATGTTTCTTCTATGGAAGAGGTATATGCTGTGGGTATTAATGAAGGTGAAGCTTTATATCTAGCTACAAATGATATTAGAATTGTGGAAACAGAACTGCTTCAAAAGCATCCTTGTGTTAATGAACTTGATCCTGTTAGACAAATGGTTTTAGTAGACATGGCATTTAATATGGGAGTGCCAAGAT